ACAGCTGCCCCCAAAGTCAGCACAAAAAACGCTCCAAAAACATAAGATAAGTCGAGATAAGCAACCGCCCTCGCAAATTTAATTTTAACCTTATTGCCCCTGGAATAATCCAGACAAGGCTTAATTTTTAACTTGGAGAAAAGTTATGTCTATAAATATTACGACAGCTTTTGTTAACCAGTTTTCTTCTAATGTTAGTCTTTTGTCACAACAAATGGGTAGCAGAATGAGAACAGCAGTTTCGGAAGAATCTGTTACTGGTGAGAAAGCTTTTTTCGACCAGGTGGGATCAGCTGCGGCGGTTAAGAAAACAAGCCGTCATGGTGATACACCTACAATGGATACCCCACATAGCCGTAGAATGGTTAGCATAGATACCTATGAGTGGGCAGATCTTATTGACGATGCCGATAAGGTCAGAATGTTAATTGATCCAACATCAACTTATGCAAGAGCGGCAGCAGCTGCGATGGGTAGGGCGATGGATGATGCAATTATAACAGCAGCAACTGGAACAAGTAAAACTGGTGCTTCTGGTGGAACTTCAACAACTCTACCAGCTGGGCAGCAAATAGCTCATGGTTCTGCTGATTTAACAATTGCTAAATTGTTATCTGCAAAAAAACTTTTTGACGATAATGATGTAGATCCATCAATCCCAAGATACCTTGCCGTTGCACCAGCACAGATTGAGGCTTTATTAGGTACTACACAAGTAACAAGTAGTGACTTTAATACAGTTAAAGCTCTGGCTACTGGTCAAGTGGACACATTCATGGGTTTTAAATTCATCGTGTCAACTAGATTAACTGTTGCATCCAACATCAGAACTTGTTTTGCATGGGCTGAAGATGGAATTAAATTGGCAGTTGGGAAAGACATTATGGCGGAAATTGAAAGGCGTGCAGATAAAAGCTATGCAACACAAGTATTTTACTGTTCGACTTTTGGAGCCACCAGAATGGAAGAGGACAAAGTTGTCCAAATTTCTTGTGACGAATCAGCTTAAAGGGAGAGTGAATAATGACTACTAAAAATACAACACTTGTAAGTAACTTTGAAGCTAGTCCAGTAGTTGCAAGTGATGCCCACGAGTTACATGGCGTTTTGCGTGTTGCTCAAGGAACTGTTGCATTAGCCGCTGGTGATAGCACAGACGATGATATCGTTATGCTTGCACCAATACCAAGTAATGCTTCCATAACTCAGTTATGGGTAGCTTCTGATGCTCTTGGTGGCAGTTGCACATTTAATGTTGGACTGTATCAGACAGACGGAACTGTTGTAGATGAAGATGTCTACGCTTCAGCCGTAGCTGATGGAACAACAGCTGTTGCTGATGTTCGTACTGAAGCAGCCAATATTACCACAATTGGTCAGCAATTATGGGAGGATGCTGGTGCATCCGCAGACCCAGGTGGCTACTATTATGTAGCTGCAACATTTGCTGCAACTGGTGGTACGCTAGGTGATATGAGTTTTATCATTCACTATGTTGTTAACTAGTTAAATCTTGAGGGCGGTGAGGTATCCTCCCCTTGTTAAGCCGCCCTCATTTTTAGGAATTTATTATGGCATCTGAAGTAGACATCTGTAACTCTGCTCTCAATATGATTGGGGCAAGTAACATTATTTCATTAAATGAAGACAGCAAAGCTGGTCGTATTTGCAACCAGAGATATGCTCTTGTCAGAGATGCTGTTTTTAGATCTCATCCCTGGAACTGTTTAATTCAAAGAGTTAAACTTTCACCAGACAGCGACACACCATCTTTTGATTATTCTTATCAATATACACTCCCAACTGATCCTTATTGTCTTAGAGTTTTAAGGCTCCAAGATCCAGATACTGTTCATAAAATTGAAGGTCGTAAACTTTTAACAGATGAATCTTCAATTGAGATGATTTACCTTGGAAGAATTACTGATCCTAACCAATATGATCAGCTATTAATTGAGGCTTTATCTTCAAGAATTGCAATGGAAATTTCCTATTCTCTTGTTAATAGCACAGCTTTAACTCAGTTGATGGAAGCACAATTTAACACAAAAATTCGTGAAGCCAGGTTTGTTGATGCCACAGAAGGTACACCAGAAAACATTACAAACCAGGATCAAAGGACTTATGCGGAAGGTGATATATTTATTGCCAGTAGGTTTTAATTCATGGCGAAAGTTTCAACAGCCAAACAAAATTTTACTGCTGGAGAATTATCTCCCAGGTTATATGGTCGTACAGATTTAGGTCGTTATGATAATGGGGCAACGACAGTTGAGAATTTTCTTATTCAGCCTCATGGCGGACTAACCAGAAGACCAGGCACAAAATATGTTGCAGAGGTTAAAAGCAGTAGTGCCAAAACAAGGCTTATAAGATTTCAGTTTAATGTAGAACAAAGTTACATTATTGAAATTGGCAACAATTACATGAGGTTTTATAAGGATGGCGGACAAATAGTAGATAGTGGTAGTGCGGTAGAAATATCAACTAGTTATACAACGGCAGAAATACCAGATCTTAAATTTGCCCAGACAGCTGATGTTATGTATATCGTGCATCCATCCCATCCACCAAGAAAGCTGACCAGAAGCAGTCATACATCCTGGACAATAGCTGATGTTGTTCTCAAGCGTGGTGCCATGCTAGATGAAAATGCTACGACAACAACATTAATTGCAAATGGTAGAACTGGTAATGTAAATATAACAGCATCAACTAGTTTGTTTACATCTGATGATGTAGGGCGTTTAGTTCAGTTGCATGAAGGTTTTGCTAAAATTTCTTCTATTACAAGTGCAACAGTAGCTGTAGCAGCTGTCCAGGAACTAGAAGATGGCAGAACAGAATTAATGCCGACTTATGCGGCTAGTACAATTTCTTTTCATGAAGGAGATCCAGATTCTACTGGTTTAGAGCATAACGACAGAATACAAGATACAGCTGGTGGTTTTATAGACCAGGGTTTTAAAGTTGGCATGAAAGTGTCGTTAACTGGATCAACCAGTAATAACTTCACAGATTTTTTAATTGTAACTGTAACTGATACGACAATGCTGTTTGCTCCAGGGCATGATCTTACAGCTGAAGCAGCTGGAGATTCTTGCACATTAGTTGGTTCATTAATAGCTTCAACAAAATGGAGATTAGGTGCTTTTTATGTAGGCTCTTATCCATCAACAGTTGCATTTTATGAACAACGCCTGGCACTAGCTGGAACATCAAACCAGCCACAAACAATATTTTTTAGTCAGTCTGGTGATTTTGAAAACTTTGAGATAGGCACAAATGCTGATGATGGTCTGCAATATACTATTGGATCAAATGAAGTTAATGTTATTAAATACCTGGTAAGTGGTTCGCAGCTGGTTGTAGGAACAAGCGGCGGTGAATTTGTTGTAAGGGCATCTGGTTTTGATGAGCCATTAACACCTACAAATACCCAGATTAAACAACAGACAACTTTTGGATCTTCTAGCGTTCAACCATTATTAGTAGGAAATTCAACTTTATTTATTCAAAGGGCAAAAAGAAAATTAAGGGAACTAACCTTTTCTAATGAATCCAATTCTTATGTAGCACCAGACATGACTATTCTGGCGGAGCATATTACAGATAGTGGTTTAGAAGAAATGGCATATCAGCAAGAGCCAGATAGTGTGGCATGGACTGTAAGAGCTGATGGCACAATGGCTTGCATGACATTTAGAAGAGAAGAGCAAGTTGTTGCCTGGCATAGACACATATTAGGGGGTCGTTTTGGTGAGTGTACTGTAACAGTTTCTGATTATGCAAATATAGCAGCTGGTACAACATTAACATTTACAAAGTCTGATGGAACAACTGTTACATTTACAAGTGAAACGGCTGGTTCAAGCAGTCCATCAAGTTCTTTAGGCTTTAGACCAAATACAAACAACGACACAACCGCAGATAATATTTATACCGCTATTAATGCTCATGCAGATTTTACTGTAGCTAATCCATCCGCAGCTGTTGTAACGATAACAGAAACTAATCACAAAAGTTCTGGTTTTTTAAAGTGTGTTAGCTCTGATACAACAAGGCTGACAACAACAGATGAAGGTCAAGCTGTTGTAGAAAGTGTTGCGACAATACCAGGTGATCTTGATGAGGATCAAGTTTGGCTTATTGTTAAAAGAACAATTAATGGTTCAACTAAAAGATACATAGAATATTTATCTAATTTTGATTTTGGCAGCGATGTTAATGATGCTTTTTTTGTTGATAGTGGTTTAAGCTATAGCGGATCAGCGGCAACATCTATTTCTGGTCTATCTCATTTAGAAGGACAAAGTGTTTCAATATTAGCTGATGGAGCAGCTCATGCTGACAAAACAGTATCATCTGGAGCTGTTACATTAGATCGTTCTGTTACCAAAGCTCATATAGGCTTGCAGTATAGCAGCAAAGTAGAAACATTAAGAATTGATGCTGGGGCAGTACAAGGTACATCCCAGGGTAAAAACAAAAGAATAAATGAAGTAACTGTAAGGCTTTATCGAACTGTTGGTTTAAAGGTTGGCACAAGTTCAACGAATTTAGATACTGTTCCTTTTAGATCTAGTGCAGATGGCATGGATTCAGCTTTAAGTCTTTTCAGCGGTGATAAAAAAATAGAATTTAATGGTGGATATGATGAAGATGCAACAATATCAATTGTCCAGGAATTGCCGCTGCCAATGACAATTCTTGCTATCTTTCCAACATTAGATGTATTTGAAAAATGATTATACCTTTTGAAAGTTCCCATGCTTATGAGCTGCTGGAAAATTCAAATAATGAAAGTTTAAGACCAAACATAGAAGTTAGTCAGTTTGTAGAAGATATGGTTGTACCAGATATGAGTTTTACTTGCGTCACAGAAAATAGAGATTTGATAGCAGCTGGTGGCATATACCTTATATGGGAAGGTGTGGGAGAAGCATGGTTTTTAGGGTCTAATAATTTACTCTCCAGTCCTATAGAAGCAGTAAAATCTGTTAAAAGATATTTAAATTCTATTATGAAAGATTTTAATTTACATCGTGTTCAAGCCATGACCTTGGAAAGTGAAAACGATTTAAAACGATGGATGAAGTTTTTAAACATGAAAGAAGAGGGAATTATGAATAAATATTGCCGAGATGGGCGAAACTTTATTAGATGGGCAAAGGTGGTTTAAATGAGTCCAGCATTAATGGCAGTAGGAGCTGGTCTATCCTTCATGGGTGGTATGAGTTCAGCAAGGGGAGTAAGTGGTGCTGGAAAATATAATCAGCAAATAGCTAATAGAAATGCAGCTGTAGCGACACAAAAAGCAAAATTAAGAGAATTTAGAGCGGAACAAGATGCCGTTAAATTTAGATTAGCTTATGATGGTTTATTAGGGCAGCAAACAACAGAATATGCCAAAGGCGGCATGATGGTTGGAACTGGATCTGCATTAGAAGTTGCCATGAAATCAGCAGAAGAGATGGATGATGATATTGCAACGCTTGAATATAACGCCAGGGCAGAAGCTGGTGATTTAAGAGATCAAGCTGAAAATTTAAGACTACAAGGCGTGTTAGCCAGGTATGAAGCCAAAGCACAAGCAAAAGCAATTCGTATGGCGGCTTTGGGTAAATTTGCAACAAGTATGGCGAGTGTATAATAATGAAAGTTCCAACTTATACATCAAAATTGCAGAGAACTAATACAGCTGGCGGTGGTGCTATGCTTAATGCCAGTATGAGCTTGGCAGCAGCAGCGGCTCCAGGCAAAGCAATGGAATCAGTAGGAGATCAAGTATTTAATCTAGGTTACGAAAAATACAAAGTCCAGGCTACTTCAGAGATTAATGAAACAATGCCGTATTTTACAGCTGAAATTGAAAGCATTAAGGAAAAGCACAAAAACAGTCATAATCCAGTTGAAGCTGAAAAAAAAGTAAAAAAGGAAATGCAAGATGTTTATAAAAAATATCTTCGTGGAAAAACTACAAATGCTGGTGGCAATTCTTTTTTAAGCAGTAATTTGGCAAGATCTGGTTTTAATACAAAAGCCAATAATCTGATTACCCAGGGTTTATTAAACTGGAAAAAAGAAAATAACAAATACATTGTAGCCTTAAATAAAACTAACCACCTTAATGAAGTTAATAAGAACGATAAGATTGCTGGAAACAGAAGCCTTAGTGAAGCTCAAAGACTAAAAGGTTTTGATAATAATTTTAAAATAGTACCAAAGATAAAATATTCAACTCTACCAATTCAAGAAATATTAGACGGAAAATATAACTTTCTTTCAAGAAACAATATTCTTGGAGCAAAAGAACTTAAAGCACAGACAGAAAATTCTTTAAACAACATTGGTTTTAG